TTATTCTTATCAAAACACATAAAAGTGTTCTTTGCGACTACAGTATGTCGTGAATGTCTTAGAGGCCGGTTAGCGTTTTCCGCTGGCGTTGGTTCGTTAGTATCTCCGATGATGGGTGAATTAACACACCCCCTGGTAGGTTCGGGGGTGCTTTTTTTCATAGCCTTCATTTTTCTGGGTAGAAAGAAGGACTGGTGGGGGCTAGGTAAGTAATATGGGTAGTCGAGTTGATAAGGAAAAAATGGTACCGTTTTATAAAGCGATGCCAGACCCGATAAAGGAACTTGAGTTTGAAAAGAAAAACGGCCGGCCGCGAGTATTCAGCACACCAAAAGCTCTTTGGGAAAAAGCACTCGAGTACTTCGAATATGAAGATAACAACCCAATGTTGCGTGATGACTTTAGAGGCAAAGATGCTTATAGAGTAACTTATGAGCATAAAGCGCCGTACACATTAACTGGCTTCTGTTTGTTTGCCGGGGTATCTCACAGCTACTTGAGAACAATCAAATCCATACATAAGAAAGGGACTGAAACTCATGAAGAGTGGAAGGACTTTTTAGCAATCATCGCGTGTATTGAGGAAACTTGCCGGCAACAGAAGTTCCACGGGGCGTCAGCGGGTATCTTTAATGCGAACATAATTGCCCGTGATTTAGGCATCGCGGACATTCAACAGCAGCAGACGATTGACGAGGATGGTAACCCAGCTCCGATTGAGAATAAAGCTGTTGTAGTATTACCTTCGAACGGCCGAGAGGTCGAAACCAAATAACTGAGGATTTACTCATGACTGATCTAACTAAAATCACCGGCATTGGTAAAGCCGCAGCAGATAAGCTGAAAGCTAAAGGCGTGATAACCGCTGAACAGCTACCAACCACAGATGAAGAGTTGAGCGCTTTAGGTTTGACCGCCAAGCAAGTAGAGGGTGTTAAAGCATTCCAAGAAACCTTGGGAAACGAATCAGGCTCGGACCAGGAAGGAGTCAGCTCTCCGAGCGAATCGGACTCTGCGGAAAAGCCAACAGGAGAATCGGAATCAAATGTCGAAACTCAAACCAGCGAAACCGATACAGAAACCAACCAGACATCAGATGCTCCTGCGGAGACGCCGGATGCACAAGCTGCGAAGGATGAAAAGGTTACTGCAGACGAAGATAAAACGGCATCGGCGCCGGATACGAGCGAGAATGAAAACCTCGATCCAGAATATAAAGAAAAGCTAGATGCCCTATCTGAAATTGAAGGCGTCCAGTTTACATTCTTGAGTGGTGGTCATAAGAATCGAACATTACAATGGACCAAAGGTAACCCATCTGCTAAGTTCACTGATGGTTTGTATGTCAGTCTAGGTGTAATCAGTGTTCAGCAAATCAGCCTCGATGAAGAAACCAACATTGTTGACTTCGTGGTCATATATGGACAGACCAAAAGTCGAGCTCAATTGCCTCTTGATGAATACACTCTGTTTGCGGGGGAAGTCGGAAAAAAGTCGGATCGCCGATTGAATCAGCACCGCAGGCTGGGTTAAGAGGCGCTTTGAAGATGGCAGCTGGCGCAGTGGGTACTGCAGCTCGTCGTACGTTTGGTGGATGTAAGAGTTGCGGTAATTAATTATGATTAAATGGCTAGCAATGATATTTATAGTAATACCGGTTGTACTTCCTGCGTATGTAGTTGTACACCATATACTTAAGAAGTTTAGATAGTGATTACAGCTCAACCAGGTCCACAGACCAAGTTTTTGTCGTCAACCGCTGATATCGTTATTTACGGTGGATCGGCTGGCGGCAATAAAACTTTTTCAATACTGATGGAAGGTATGCGTAACCTACCGGCCAAAGGGTCACAGTCGGTAATCTTCCGTCGTGAGACAACAGACATCAAGGATGGTGGCATGTGGGATGAAGCGTATCCCCTGTTTAAAAGTCTCGGCTGTAAAGCCAACAACCAATCATTGAGGTTTGACTTCCCCCAAGGTGGGTTTGTCAAATTTTCTCACCTACAACATGAGAAGGATAAGTATTCTCATCAAGGAAAGCAGTGGGGGTTCATTGGATTTGATGAGGTTACCCAATTCTCAGAAACCCAATTTTTCTATTTACTATCGCGTAACAGATCAATCGTGGTGAACCCCTACATGCGAGCTTCCTGCAACCCAGACCCAGATTCTTTTTTAGTTAACGGCAAAGAAGGTTGGGGCTCTGGATTTATATCCTGGTGGATAGGCGATGATGGATTTGCCATACCAGAACGCGACGGAGTAGTCAGATACTTCTACCGGGATGCTGGTGGCGGTTATGATTGGGATACCGATAAAGAAGCTCTAGTCAGTAAGCATGAAGAAGCTATTCGAATGATGTATGATCGGATGGTAAATAATGGCGATAAGTACGACGAGAACGAAGATGAGTATGCACGCCAGTTGAGGGAGTTAGGATACCTCGATCAAGAGCCCGAGGAGTTTCTCAGTTGGGAAGAATTCCGGGAGATATCAGTTAAGTCTGTGACCTTCATTAAGTCATCAGTTGAAGATAATCCAGCTTTGCTTAAGAAGAATCCAGAGTACCTAATTACACTAAATTCACTAGATCAGGTCGAAAAACAGCGTCTTTTGGAAGGTAATTGGCGAATTAAACATGAAGGAAGTATTTTCAAACGGGAAAATTTCGCGTATTATGATCAGGTCCCGTATTTGACAAATGTAATGATTTTCTCAGATACAGCACAATCAACTAAGGACACTGCAGCTTATACGGTGTTCATGTTGGTGGGCAAAAACCCAAATGGCTTTTATATCCTTGACATTATTCGAGACCGCTTTGACGCTGATGATTTACTTAAAGCAGCTATTAACTTTTTCAAGAAGCACTCAAAGCCAGTGATGAGTAATCATCCTCCGGCAGTAATGAAGATTGAGAACAAGTCATCAGGCATTGGCCTTAACCAGCAGTTGAGAAACCGTGGTATACCGATCGATCCAATAGAGAGAGGCGGTAAACGAGCTGACGGCCAAAAGGCTGAAGGCAGTAAGTGGGAACGAGCAACTAATGCTATTTACGCTTTGAACGGTACAAAAATCCATCTCCCGAGCGAGCCAAATCAATACACTAATAGTATTGCGTGGGTCGAACCATTTATTTCTGAGTGCTTAGCAGCTGAAAAGCACGGTGACAAAAAAGGGTATTGGGACCAGGTTGATACGGCCTCCGATGCCATTATTGATTTTTATCTCGATAACAACGACATGTGGATAATGTAATATGAGCTTTCCTAAATGGCAGTGCGATCAAACATACAAGACAGGGATTCGTTCTGATCAGTCAGAACTTAGGCGACTTGAGAAGCCTGCATTGGATGCAAATACTTTCGCTGGACAACCAGCAGCAAATCCTGCAGTTCCACCAGATAACCCCAAAGTCGAGCCAGTAGGTGATGAACCAACGCCATTTTCAATTCTAGATACTAATCCAGACGATGGTGTTACTGTTGCGTTTGGTGGACAGGAAATAAGCACCTCAGTTAGATTTGATCAACCTATTGATCCATCTACCCTACCAACAATTCTCTCACAAACCCAAACCAATGTTACTCCTAACCAGACTTTCGATACGCCAATTGAATGGATACCTAATCCAACGCCGTCGGGTCCAAACGAGTACATAGTTCAATATACCCTTGCCGAGGCAGAAACGTATGTGCCTGTTGGCGCAGTTGAAATTGATTATTCACAAGTATTAAGCTTAGATGGTGCAGCTATTCAAGGTGACTCAATTATCAACTTCGATGTAATTTCTCCGTTAGCTTAAGAGGCCAAAATGAGTAATTTAGTAACTCCAAGAGGTTGTTGTAAGCCTCTACCACCGGTTTCAGCCGCTGGTCAAGTACGACAAGTTCCTGCAATCCCAGGAGGTGGAGCAGCATTACAACCTTGTGATCCAACCTTGTTCGGTGATTTTTTAAGTAACCTTCCAGTGACCATGCTAGAAAACGGGGATGCTTCTTTTTTCCCAGATGGCTTTGAAGGAGACGGCTTGACAACAGGCGACCCCGATCCATTCACAGCATTACCCTGGCAAGTAGCCGGTCCGCAAACTGGCGGAATTGCGGGGTATGGATATACCTTTTCTCATTCAGAAACTGCACCGGGTGTAGAATGGTGCTTGGGCTCATATATTAGGTTTGTAACTTTAACAATTTCACTTGAACAATTAGTGGATGTTGATCCTGATCCAGCAGACTTATCCGATGGCTTTATAGGCATTGAATTAAATGGTGCAGTTATTCCGAGTGTTGGTGAAGTAATTGCGGGTGGCGGTAATACGGGAGTTCAGAATGGAGGTGGTTTAACAGGACCAAATGATTCTATTTGGAGAATTAATCCTCAGGCATTAAATGAAACATACACGCTGCAGCTTACATTGTCTAATCCTAACGACTATACTCTGGGTGAAATATACAATATGAAGGCTGCTTTGGCTCTGAGCGTTCAACAAAGTTTTATTATTCAGAGCTTGGTATTTGATATTTCTTACCATGTTTCTGATTCTTGTGTAGATAAGGGTATATTGATCACTCGTTGTGCAGAAGAGGGTAACTCCAGTGGTACTGGACCAGGAACAAGCGGTCCAGATATTGAGATCGTAAGTAGTGGTTGGATTTGTGAACCATCTACTAATACTTACCACAGAACTATTACACCTTATATTGATGGTGTACCCGGCGCGGATCAGGATATAGATTCTGGAGTACCTTGTTCCGAAGATCCACCGGTAGATCGTGAGCTATCTCAGGTTGAATTATGCGTTGGAAACGAAATACAGGTTCAATTTTATGAATCAGTTGATGGCGCAGACCCGGTTGCCTTTGGTGCACCTGTTCTAACCGGTAAACCTTGTGGAGAACTTACTCTTACTGATTCTGGCATAGATCTCGCTGATAATACTGCTAGCCAAACTTTCCCAGCCCCTATAACTGAAGTGAGAACCTGGTCGATGCTGGTTAGAGGTGTAGACCCTGTGACAGTTACATTTCTGGATGGTAATACCATTTTGGTTGAGTCTGGTGATTCCATAGACTTCGGTGATGGTGAAAATTTACGATCTATTGCTGGAATAACTTTTAGCACTGGCGCTTCGTCAAATGCTATGTTAACTTACGACTATTAATATGGCTAAGACAAGAACAGGGCTAACGCTGGAAAAGCTGGCCGAAAAATATGCTGCTGGACAAGTTAAGCTTAATTCTTATGGAGGAGGAATTAAACCTGCTATAACGAACTGGGTCGATGATGTACCACAAGTATTTCAATATGGCGCTGGTCTAGAACTTTCATCAGTACCAACTACCACAAATACACCCTCTGGTCCATATCCAATATATGATCAGGCGTCTAACAATTTCTTAGAGGACCCATTACCAGGACAAGCTACTTTGTGGAGAGTTATTTTTACCTATAGTAATAAGGCTCAGGGTAATAATCTGGGCCTTACAATAGGCTTTGTTAATGTAGATAACGCCGCTAGCAGCTTTATAGTATCAGATATAAGTTCCCTACCCAGTGGTACTAGTGCTTCGCAAAATATTGATTTTTCTTCAATAGGCGCTACAGCAAATACTGTCAGACCTGTGAAAAATACAGCATATTTGTTGACTATAGCGGATTCATTCAGCATTGGTACAGGATACAAACTGTTTGGTGCGACTACAGTCACTGATAATAATCTGGTAGTAGAAATTGATTCTGTGACTAAGGTACCTCTAGGTAGATTTGAGGTATGATGTATCATGTTAATAATTAATAACGTATCTAGGTTTGGGGACCAGAAAAATGACTCAAAAACAGGAGCCTCAAGTGATTAACGGCGATAGCATAAAAAGTATCTATGCAGGTGCTGCGGGAATACGAAATATAATTCTTGTTGTAGGTACCGTTGTCACTATAAGTTTGGCCTGGGCTGATAATAAAGCCGAGACTTCAGTAGCTACCGATAAAGCTGAAAGTGCACTTGCGGGTAACGCAGAACTTAAAGAATCAGTACAACAAATTGAATCAGACATTAGGGTAATTAAGGACGATCAAGAAGAGCTCGAGGAAAAAGTTGATAGAATGTCGGCTGAATCCATGAAGCATACTATTCTCTTGGAGCGCATTGCTACTAAGATGCGCTTAAGCACAGATACTGAATAATAATGTCTAAAGCCCGCACAATAAATAAACGTCACGCCAAGAAGAAGGCAGCTAAAGCTGTTGAAGGTCAAATCATGGCCTCTGGTTTTGGAAGCAAAGAATTTTCTAAAGCCTATGACGAATGTGCAAGCGGTGAGTTAGCTGATGCTTACCGGTCCTATCAATATGACTGCGATGGTCATATTGCATCTACTATAATTAAAGAACGCTCTGAGCATTTCCGTAAGTTTCTACGGTCTGATGAAGTAGCGCGCAAGATTCTAAATGGTCCGGTTGTAGATGCTCTGGCTAACTGGAGAAATTCAAATTATGCCTGGGAAGATGAGCTTGGTGTTCCTATCGTCGTTCAAAATGCTGCTAAATTTGCCCGTCGCTTTGGGTGTTCTGTCATATTACCAATTTTAAAGAACGCAGACGGTAGAATCATACCGGCTAACCGGCCTCTGGAAAATATCCTTGATGAAGGCCCAATTACAGTTGATAAACTGATCTACAGCAAAGAGAATTTAACCATCGAGGGTGAAATTGAAACAGATTTTTATAAACCTTGGTATGGCTTCCCAAAGAAAATTAAGTTTGGTGATCGACAAGTGCATCCGAGCCGTGTGGCTTTTTTCGGTGACATATTTGATCCTTTCTTTATGTCAATCCAGGGTGATCTAGCCGACTATCATGAAGCACGCCGTCGACTGGCTATTGCTGTACGTCGTAACACCGGTATCATATTGACTTCTGACTTCGGTAAAATTTCAGCTTTCCTACAAGCTAAGCGAGAAGTTGGGTCGTCTGCACCAACGCTGCAAGAGATTACTACTGAGCGAGCAAGGTCTTTGTATGAAAATATCAACGACGTAAACGCTGCTGTAATCAATATCGGTGAAAAAGTAGACTTCTACCAGCAGACTAATATTGCTGAGTTGATCAGTAATGTTGAGACTCACATGCAGATTCTTGCTGGAGCTGCCTCCATGCCGCTGAGTAAATTATTTTCGAAGGTACAAAGTGCCGGCTTGAATAATGGTAACTCGCAAACTGAATTTTTAAACTATGGCCAAGACTTAGATAGCTGGCGCATAGACTTCATTAATCCTGGTTTAAGTCAATTAGACGTAATAATGAGTAGTGTTACTCGCACCGAAGAAACTGAGTGGGAATGGAATGAAACTAAAGCCGAGGAGCTTTGGGTAAGAATCAATCAACCTGAGCCAACGGTTGTTGAAGGGGTTGCAGAGTAATGGAGTGGGAACAAATAGCTGAGGTACTGGCTGAATTAGTTCAAGGCTTTTTGAATGACCTTAACCAGGACATTATAGATTTTGCTAACTCTAACCCAGGTGAAGAATTTGAAATACCGCAGGACATGTTGGACCAAATCCGTGAAGCGGCTGAACAGGCTGATATTGATCTTAGTCAAGCTGCGTTTGATGATTTTCCTGAAGACGTTGACGAAGATACTGAATTCACACGTACTTCCCCAGACACCATAGAATTCTTTTTAACTAAGAACTTGATTGAGGGGGCAGCAGCAATTATTGGAGCTACGGTCGCAGTTCAGATTTTACAAACTGATCGCGCTGAGGCACAATCTAGTGCATTAGAACGAGCACTAGCAAGAATAACAAATGCAGCTAGGTCCGAATCCTCATCATCATTTGCACTAAAACATCAAGAGCTGGCGATAGAAAGTGACTTCAACTACTATCGATATAACACCTCTGAAGATGATGTTGTGCGCACTGATCATGTATCTAGAAACCAACGGGTTTTCAGATACGGTGCGGAACGGGTTGCAGATGATGTTCCGGGTTTGGCCAATAACTGCCGTTGTTTTGCGGAGCCACTAACCTTGGAAGAAGCCCTTGCGGGAACTTTCTTTTATTCTGACGATAGACCAGATGACACACAAGCGAGTGCTATGAAGCATAAATTTAAGATCAAGTCTGAAGGGAACACCGTAACAGTTGATATTGTCGGTGACATAGAAGCCTACGATGGAAATGACTTCCTAACTTTTTTCACTAACCTCAGTCAAGCAATAGATAATGACCGTCAGCAGATCGTCATTAACATTACTAGTTGGGGTGGCAGTGGCAATGATGGAATGGCTGCTTATGCTTATCTAACAGACCTACCCAATCCTGTCCAAACTAACGTGTTTGGTTTTGCTGGTTCAGCTGCAACATATTTCTTAATGGCTGCAGATGTTGGAACCATAGGTGAAAATGATAATTTCTTTATCCATCAAGCCTGGACGTGCATACCCTGCGGTAACAAAGCCGAACTAGCTGAGAACTCATCTGGAGCGATTGACGCGCTCACTGAGTTTGACGAAAGACAGGTAGAAATTTATATGGCCAAAACTGGCCTAAGCGAAGAGCGAGTTGAAGAGCTATTAAATGCAGAGCGTGTTATTTCTGCAGATGAAGCCCTTGAGCTTGGTTTCGTTGACGAGATTAGACCGGATTCAAACCGGTCTAGAGAAGCCCGAGGGGAAATATCCGCAAAGGCTAATTACAGTGCTTTACTAAAAGCACACAAACCAACTTCAATCGAGGGTCAAACCATGAATTTTGAAGAACTTTTAGCAGCTATTGAAGCTGCAAGTGATGAAATCAAGGCGCAGTTATATGCGAAGCTGGCCCTGGTTTCTAAAGCCGATAGTGACGAAGCTAAAACAGCTGCTGTCGCTGAGGTGCAGGCTAAACTAGATGAGGCTAACACTCAGATAGATGCCAAAGACTCAGTTATTCAAGCTGCTGCAACTGCCGCTGCTAAAGAAGCTGATGAAGATGACCGTGAGAAGATTCGTGCAGAAGTGCGCGCTGAACTCGAAGCGGAAGATAAAGCGAAAGCAACTATCTCTGCGCAGGTTCTAAAAGCAGGTTTGAAAGTTGAAGGTGAAACTTCTACTGACATCCTTGCAAACGCAATCGAGCAATCTGGTGGCGCTTCGAAAGATAAAGATGACAAACAATTTGACAAGGTTGTACTTGATCAAATCTGGGCGTCTGTTTTATTGGTTCGAGGTCAAGACCATAATGCCGATGAAATCAGTGCTTTAGGCAAAGGAACCGAAACTACAGAAGGTAAAACTACTGTAGTTAAAGGCTCACGAGCTGACCGCATCAATTCAAAATAGTAGAGGTACAAAATGACTAACCAAACTACTCCACTGGGTCTAGGTCGAACCGATGAGAGCCGAATTGACGGTTATCCTCTTGGTCGTTCAAGAACTGGTTCTTGTAATGCTTTAGCTGGTGTTTCATGGGGCAGCCAAGTGCAATTCGGTCGCGTTATCGTTTATTCTCCGGAATACAACGCAGCTGTTGCCGCGGGTGTCGAAACTCCAACTCGTACAGTAATGGTACCGGATGCAGCTGGCGATTATCTTCGCGATCCTGCTTCAGGTCTATTGCTATCAACAAATGCTACTTTGCTCGCGCAAGGTAAAGTTAATGATGAATACCGTGTCGCTGGTATCGCAATTGAGGGTGATCGCTGTGATGAAACTCGTTGTGATCGTCCAGAGCTTTGGCCTGTTGGTGACTGTGACAACTTGCATGAGTGGAACTTCGCTCAGAATCGTCGTCCAGTAACTATTGGTCATCGTGGTTACTACCGCGTCCGTATTGGTGAAGATGTCAATGTCGGTGATGCGTTAGCCTTTGTCGATGTTACTGACAATGCAGACCCTAATGTGGGTGTGCAAGCGTTGGGTTCTATCGTATTGGCGGGTAACGGCGTTCAAGATTTACCAACCTCTTGGGAAGTTATCACTGGCGGTAAAGCTGGTGGTTCTGCCGAGATTTACATTCGCTAAGCGGGAGATAACAATGTATAGATTTATTAGTTCAACAGCTCTAGCGGCTCGAATGAACTCTTATCAAAATAGCGCTGCAGCACGTGCTGCTTTCGATCGCGGTTTTCAGATGATCCCAATTTGGAATCTGTTTAACGCTTTCGATATCACAAGCCTAGAACGAGCAGAGTACAATATCGAACAGCGTGAGCCAGAAGTTCTTACCACAATGCCTGAGCCGGTAACATGCGGCGCGGATATTCCAGTGGTCAAAGGTAATTACGTTCGTGAGCCAATTGAGTATGTTCCATCCGCTCATCGCTTGGCTATCGAAATGTGTCGATTGAAGTGTGGTCCAGAAGACTTCGAAGAAAAATTCCAAAAAGCTGAAGAAGAAGGCGGTGCGGGATTTGGTAAGTTCATGGAACAACTCACTTGGTTCGGTGATGCCTTTAATCCTGGTTTGACGCGTACTACTGGCGTAGAAATTATGGATGCGCAGGGTACAGAGTATGAAGACCTTCATACGAAAAACCCAGTTGAGATTGCTAACTTCTTGTCGATGATCAGTTACAACATGACTAACCCTTATTTCTATATGGGCCCTGTTATGCGTGAACTTCTCGGCTGGCGTATGCTATCTAGCACCGGTGATTCTTGTAATCAAGTTTGGACCTGCGTGTTGGATACTTTCTCTCAGCGATTAGGTGAAACACCTCAGCAAGTTGCGGCTCGCTTTATCGACATGTCAGCGTTTGACTACATGACCGGTATTGATCCGAATAACCCTACGACGTCTTATCCTACCTTGATGGTTATCGATAAAGACTTCATCCGTATGGGTGCAAGCGGTGAAGAGCTTACTACTGCGTTGCCTAAAGGCCATGATTTGGCTGAGACAGTGCGTGAGATGCATTTCACTTCTCCTCAAGTATTGAAGTACGGTTCATTGAAGTTTGTGTTCGGTCTAGTACCGCAGCAAGCTGTAGCCGATCGTACCGGTAGCCGTTATGGCCCATCTGGTGCACCTTCAATTATCGTTCCAACTCCTCTATAGTAGGAACTTAGGCATGACCGACCAAGAAATTATTGACAACCTTGTCAGTGCTTTTAACGACAGTTTTATATCGATGTTCTTTCCGAACATTATGACTGTTGCCGGTCAAGCCTTGCTTGAAGAACTAGCTAAATACGTCCTGGCATGTTACCGGGACGTATTTACTAATTGCCCAAAAATTTGGGAAGCATTTGCAGTACACAAGATTGCCTTAATCTTATTGAACTGGCCAATTGCGGTTACAGACGAAGGTACTGATGGTACGGTTGAAATAACCATGCCTAATAATGATACTTCTGATGTTCAACTGTATTTGAAGTCTAGAACAATCGGTGGCAAGAAATGTGAATGGGCCGAGTATAAAAATATGGCTAACGCACCTAAGACTGCTGCTGGTGATTGGCAGGCTAAAGTAGATGATCTTTATGGTAAGTGTAAAGCGTCTATGGGTGACATATTTATGGGTGGCGGAAGTAACTGGCCAGACTGCATTGATGACTGTGGTTGTGACCCTAAAAGTAAAACTTACAAATGGTAGTTCAACGAAGAAATGACAGAGGCTTTAGAAATTTCACTAAAAATACCAGGGTTGCAGATGGTTCAGAATTGCAAGTTGGTATTTTTGAAAGGTCTAGAGCTGTTAGGTCGAGTTTACCTGGAAGTGCTGCTAATTCCCTGGCGTATCGTTATGCAATCCACGACCAGGGGAGAGGCAATAATCCTAAACGGGAAACCCTGAGACCGGCAATAAATGATGCGATTAGAAATGATCGTTTTGTACAGAACTTTTTAAATGGCCATGTTGGTGATTCTCCTTCGAGATTTAGGCTAGCTGTAAAGCAAGCCGGTCTTAGAGCGTCAGCTAGGGTTAAAAGAGAAATAACTAGGCTCAAGCAACCGAAGAAAAAGCCTGCTACTATAAATGCCATCAGAAGTAGATATGGCGGTACTAGACAGAATCCCTTGGTTGTCACGGGCGAAATGCGTAACGCGGTTGACTTTAGGTATAAAAGATAATGGGTCTACGGGATCACATAGTTTATAGAGTAGCAGATCAAAAACCTTGCGATGAGTTTGGTAGTTGTGCTGTTCTATATCGCTACCCGGAGCCTACACAAGAATGTGGTAAGGACGTTGATCGTGGCTGTCCAGTCACGTACGATATAACTATTGACATTCAGCCTTCAACTAATGAAACTGCTGGTGAAAAAATCATGATAACTCCAGAAGGCCATAGGGCTGAGAGCAATTATGAATTTTATTACAACCCTCACCACCCGGATAATCTGGCCGTTAATAATGGTCAGCCTCTATTTTTGGTTACGTCTGATTCCAGATTTAATGTCGACGGCTTTGACTCGAGTATCTTAAAACATTCAGATGTAATAGAATGGCTTGGTGAAAAGTTCATGGTTTGTGAGCTTCAAAACTGGGGCGGTGAAACCTGTTTAGATGACGGTTGTAATAAGATCAGTCATCAAGAAGGAGAGATTGGCGCCTGGGCAGATAACTACCAGGAAAGAAATGCTACTATCGACAATGACACTTTTGCTTATGACGGTGACCTACAATGAGAACTTGTGAGTTTTGCCATAAAGAGCTTGTCAACGCTAACGCGTATGAGGATGGATTGTATTCCATCATTGGTCAATGGCTGTGTGAAGCAACCTGTATAGACTGGTTTAAATTTAATCCCAACATTCAAAAGCCAGAAGTTCAATATGGCATGATGATGATTAATAATTATACAACCAGGAATAAAGACACCATGGTCCGTCAAATTGGTGAAGACCTTGAGACGGCCAACTTTTGTCTGGCTATTGAAGAGACAGAAGAATTTACCCTTGATTTGCACGTGTTGCAAGAACAAGGTGATCCGGTCAGATGTGATCAGGATATGACAAAAGAATGGAACCGGTCAGCATCAGACGTCCTGAAGCAGATAAGTTCTAGAGTTGATATTACCGAATTCAATAAGTTGCTTGAAGATAACGGTATAAGAATTTCCCCCACTAATTTGATCCAAGTAAGCTTAGAAGAACGGAAAAAAGTATGGGAGAATTGGGCAGAGGCATCTTTTGAAGTTGTCTCCTGTCGAAAAACTTCATACCCACTAGATGGGGATGAATTAGTCTATTGTGTTGAACTGTGTGATGGAACTCCAATTTGCCGAGCAAAAGAGTTTCCGGATTGCGGATGATGCGCGTAACAACCTGTAGAGGTAACTATGAGTAATGCTTGTCCTGCGCCTAGATGCGCACCAATCATCAAGCGAAATTACTTCGTGAACATTAATGGTTCTGCTTTCAGCAATATTGTTGATTCTGCTGATTGTTCGCGTGGTATCCTTTTGCTAACTGATGAAAACGGTTTTGAAGATGCCGATGACGCTGCCTTAGGCACATACATCGACGCTGATGACCGTATTAAGCTAATACCGACTTTCGATGAAGCTGCAGCTCACTTCCCTGAGCAAAGTAGCATTCTTCGTGATCTTCGGTGTTTCTTTTCGATGCCGGTTGGCCGCGGTTCTAGACCCCCTTTCATTTATGTTGGGTACTATGATCGAGCAGCTGGTGAAACTTTAACAGACGGGTTCAGAGAAATTATAAAGTGTCCTACTTGTTTTTGGACTGTAGTACCAACTTTGTATGACTCGGACGGTACTGCGATAGCTGATACAACTGAGCTCCTTGACTTTCAACAATTTATCCGAACCGATAAAGACTTTGATATCAAGGTTCCAACATTTGAAGCCAGTCTACTTTTCGCTGATCCTTTTGAAACTGCTTCTCAAGCTGCAGTTGCTGCGGCAGCCGGTAGTGATGCCGAGTACATTATCAGCTCTTATTACTGCGATATCCAACGCAATTCTGACGGTAGTGCTTTCATTAACCCAGTTGATACTGATCCGGACCACAATCCGAATTACCCTGTTGGAGAAACTATTCCAGAATTCCGATATAGCAATGATGCGTTGTTAGTCGCTGGTATAGCCGCTTCATATAGCGCGCTTCGTGATACCACTTATAATTGGACTGAGTTTCTTAAACCTTTCAATTTCGGTTCGACGTCGTGTGCTACTGGTCGTTTTCTCGATGAAACCACTTTGGGATTGGCTACTCCGCCACAAGCCTTGTTAGTTGATGAGGCTGATATTATCAATGCGACTGGCGTGAACGGGTTTAACGGTGATTTTGTACCTGGTGCAACTCGCTCTGCTAGCATGTTTATTAATTCTCAAAATGGCGTAACGTATGTTGAGTCACTTCGAGTTGATAGAAATGCCTTTGCTGATGTTTGGTACAAAGAGAAAGCTGTTAATGAAGCTCTTCGTGAAGAAGTTCTTAACTTCATGGGTACTCGCCAATCGGTTGGTCTTTCAAGTAAAGAACAACGTCAGCTGGCTGCTCGTGTTGGTTTGGTTCTTCAGCGATTCGTTCAGAAGCAGGTTATCAACCCTACGACTTATGACTGGGAAGCTAACGGCTACAGCAACATCGTGATTGACCGACCTGGTTATGTAGTAACTGTCAAGCCTATTTCAGAATTGACACGCGCTCAAATCACTCAACGTAATGGTTATGCGATTGGCGTGTGCTTCATTGTTAATGAGCCACAACATCGTGTAGGCATTCAGGTAGGTGTGTAAATGACTTGCGCGAAAAATTGTAATACCAACGACGTTCAAGTTCTGTTTGATAGTCAGGCTGGTACCTTTATCTTAAGCGTGTTTGATGATACCGAAGCCTTTATCGAGTTTGATGAAGACGAGGCTAAAATCAATATCAAGCGTGATAGCTTAGGTAACGTTTATGCGGCTGGCCACAACTATGTGATGCGACCTTTTACTGTGCAGACTTTGTGTACAGATGAGGCTATTGAGCTAGACAGAGCTTGGCGTGAAAGCCCTATTGAACTTTGCGGTAACGTTGAAATCATCACTGCATGCTGTGAAGACTACAGCTACGAGTCAATCAGGTTAACCAGTGTAAGCGCCCCTTCAGTTGGTACTGAAATCGGTGTTTATACATTTTCATTTGATGGAGTTGTAAGATAATGAGCGACACCCTGGATGCTATATTCAGAGAACTCAATATCAAGGAGAAGGGCGTTAAAGCGTCCTTCTCTATTGAGGGCGAGGACTTCTGGATAACGAAAAGTAGAGGACTTTTCAGACTTCAAACCATAGCTAGAGCTTTGATAGAAGTTTGTGAGACAGATAGGCTATCAGTAATTGCCGGTGCATACGATCACTTAATTGATCCGTTGCTGGCTGTCACTGCGTATGTGCCTAAAGAAGGTGAGCCAGTCATGCTGACTCGAGCTGACTACGACGAAGTCATGCAAACTTTGTCTAAAGAAGACGGCTTAAAAGCAATGAACATTCACTCAGATATTCCGTATGGAATGGCGGTGGCTTGCTTGGGAAAGCCTATTATGGCGGAGATGATACCAGAGCTAGTCGATTCGACTTCCGAAAACTCCGTGGAAGACTCGGAAGAAAGTTCCAAAAAAATTCAACAAGTGGAGGACTCGGAGAAAACCTTGGACTCGCCTGCCCCAAGCTTTCGCGTGGAAGCGAAGCGGACTGGGAAATCGCAGAATTAGTTGCCGAAGAAATAGTAACCTACGGTGATTTAATGTCACCGGACAGTTGGATGCAGCAGCATGATATTGATCGGTGTTATGAAATATTAAACCTTAAAACGCTTAGAAAAATTAGCGCGCTACCAGATGACTAGAATTGCAGACTACATTGCTAAACTAAAACTCGATACCAAAGCCGCTAATAGAGGGCTTCAGGGTTTTGACAAGCGTGTAAAAGATACTGGCAAGGGTATCAAAAAGAACGGAATTGCTGCCACTACATTGACTAAGAATCTTGCCTTCGGAGCAGCTGCCGCCGCAGGTATTGGTTTAATTGCCTTGGCTAAAAATGCTGCCACACTCGAGGAGGCTTTAGTTGGGGTTCAAAAAACTACC